TGAACCGCCACCCTTGGCTAGTCTCTGACAGTAATAGGTTCTTCACGGTTCCTAAGGATTCCGCGAAGGACAGAGGTTGTTGTATGGAAGCGTCTCTCAACATAGCCATGCAGCTTGCTGTTGGCCGTGTGATGAGAACGCGTTATAAACGAGCTTACAACGCCGATCTCCGCCGTCTTCAGGAGGACCACCGTCTGCTTGCGCAGATGGCCTCCGTTGATGGGACTTTGGCAACGATCGATCTTAGCAATGCGAGCGACACTGTGGCTAAACGCCTGGTCCAACTCGTGATGCCTGATGATTGGTATGAGCTCCTTTTCTCTCTGCGCGCCAGCCACACCGATATTGATGGACTCAAGGTTAAACTTGAGAAATTCTCGTCGATGGGTAACGGGTTCACCTTTGAACTCGAGACGGTCCTCTTTCGGACCATGGCAGCTGTGGTTACTGATCACTCACCGGCATGCAGTGCATACGGTGACGATATCATCGTTCCGTCTCAGTACGGAAAGGCGATGATCGGGTGCTTACAGCACTTTGGGTTTACACCCAATGTCAAGAAGACCTTCTTAGAAGGTCCCTTCAGGGAGAGCTGCGGTGGCGATTTCTTCAATGGCCAGCCCGTGAGGGCCCACTATATGAAGACGTTGCCTGATGAACCCAGTAAATGGGTCGCGCTCGCGAACGGTCTACGCCGTTTTGACCCCGAACTCCGGTTCGTGCGGGCCGCCTGGCGTTTCTGTGTCGACCAGTTGCCCACTGAGTGGCGCAATTTTGGTCCAGCAGATTTAGGAGACCTCGTTGTCTGGGATCCTGAGGCTAAGCCTCAGGTCCGTGACGTAAAGGCCCCCGATTATGCTCGATCCAGACGAGTTAGCTCCCTTCCCTGCTGGCGTGTGATGCGACCGGTAGCTCGCGGTTTTGATCTCCAAAAGATCAAAGACGTTGATGCTGCCATAGCCGCCGCCTGCATAGGGGTAAGCCGATTCGTCGTACCACGTAAATCCGTTACCGGCTTCGTGCCGGACTGGGTTGTTGCGTGGGGACTTGCACAAGTGCCAAGCGATAATGAGTGGTATCCTCTCCACGAGGACCTCTCATCAGCACTGATTGCCCTCTAACATCGAGAGGGTGGGCGTGAAACCT